TACTAAGATAGCTGAACTCTTTGATGTGCATCCAGCTACTATATATAAATGGTTAAAAAGGAATGATGTTAAAATGGTTTTAGCTGAAATGCAAGAAACTACACATAACGTTGTTGGAACGCAGTTAAAATCTTTGACGATGAAGGCTGTTAGTCGTTTAAATGAGCTTATAGACTCTCCAATGGATGCAGTTGCACTTCAGGCAGTCTCTCAAGTGCTTGATAGGGGTGGTCATAAGTCTAAAAGTGAGATAAAAGTGGACAAAACGGTTACTACCTATGAGACTCAAATTAAAGATATAATTGATACTACACTTACTGAAGAAGATATAGAAGAGATAGAGATTATTGATGATGAAAACAAGGATGAAAAGGAGTAGTTTTATGGTGAAAAAGAAAATGACAAAGGAAGAGTTGTTTCTCTGGAAAACGCATAACGACCCTCAATTTTATATAGAGAATTTTCTTAAAATAAAAGATAAAAACTCTAATTTAATTCCTTTTAAACTTAATAATGGTCAAAAGGAAGTTATGAGTGCTATAAAAGATAATAAGAAAAATAATAAACCACATAAATATATCATCCTTAAAGCTCGTCAGATGGGTATGTCCACTTTAATACAGGGTCTTATCTTTCACAATACAATTACAAATCAGTATAAAAACTCTATGATTGTAAGTTATGAGGATAAATCCACGCAGAACTTGTTTGGGATGAGTAAATTATTCTATGATGAGATACCCGCTCCTATAAAGCCAATGTTGCGTCACTCCAACGAGAGAGCGTTATCGTTTGAAAACCCTGATAATAACGAGAGAGGTAAGAACCCAGGGTTACGTTCTAAGTTGACAGTTGCAACTGCAGGAAGTACAAACGTTGGTAGGAGTTCTACTATACACAACTTACACGTATCGGAGGTAGCGTTTTTCGAGAAAGGTCAAGATACTATGTTAGGTCTTTTACAGGCTGTTCCAGATACAAATGAATCTATGGTATTTCTCGAATCAACAGCGAATGGTGTGGGTGATTTCTTCCATACGTTTTGGCAGAGTGCTGTAAAAGGAGATAATGAGTTTACCCCTATATTTTTACCTTGGTTCACAGAACCAGAATATTCAAGACCATTTAGAACGCACTCGGAAAGGCAACAATTCTCTGATGAGGTTAATTCTATTACTTATGATGCTAAAGGTTATCTGATAAAGACTTATGAGAAAGAATTAATGGAAAAACACAACCTAACGTTAGAGCAACTTAACTGGCGTAGGTGGACAGTAAAAAATAAAACGCAGGGTAACGAGGAGTTATTTGCACAGGAATATCCTGCAACTCCTGAAGAAGCTTTCATATCAAGTGGTCGCCCTGTATTTAATATAAAATCTCTTAAAAAGTATCAAACTATAACCAAAGACCCTATTAAAAGGGGTTATTTGCGTTATGATGATAGTGGTTATGTTAAGTTTGTAGATGATAAGAAGGGTTACATTTCTATCTGGCAAGACCCAATACCAGAAAAGTTTTATGTTATAGGTGCGGATGTGGCTGAAGGCTTAGAACATGGAGATTACAGTTGTGCTAAAGTTGGCGATACGGAGACTTTTGATGAGGTAGCTAGGTGGCATGGTCATATTGACCCTGATTTGTATGGTGAAGAGTTAATTAAACTTGGAAAATACTATAATGATGCTTACTTGGGTGTTGAGAATAACAATCATGGTCTCGCTACCCTATCAACAATAAAGAGGTTAGAGTATTGGAATCTTTATTTTTCCAAGAATTATGACAGAATATCTGATACAATGACTCAAAAATTAGGATGGACAACCAATACAAAGACTAAGCCTCTTATGATAGATAAGTTAGCTGAATTTATAAGGGAAGTATATCTTGGTATTTATGATGATTATACTATTTCTGAAATGTTTACCTATGTTATTGATGATAAAGGCAGGACAAACGCACAAACTGGATGTTGTGATGATACGATTATAGCTTCCGCTATTACTCTTCAATTGTTACTTGAAGGCAAAGGAGAAATGTATGTTCCAGAGATTCCTGTTGATGAGAGACCTAATAGGCAGATAAAAGAAATTGTTGACCCTGAATTTGAGGAAGAATTGAAGGTTGAGCATTCTGTTTAAAAGATGTTAAAAGATGTTAAAAGATGGAGGTGTAATTGTGGGTTGCGTAATGGCTGTATATCATCGTAGGCAAAGAAATCATTTCAAAAAATACATTTTTAGATATTTGAAAGATATATTAAATTTGAATTTATAAAGTAGATTATGGGGGTGTATTGTTGGTTACTAAAAAGAATAAAGATAAAGAACAAGAAGAACAAAAATTAGCTGGCATTTGGAGCATGAAGTTTAAAGATTCTATGGTTAATAAAAACGAATATACTAAGAAATGGCTTACTTATTTAGACGCTTATAACGGTGATTATTTTAAAACTAATCTCCCAAACTATAGGTCTGATATGGTAAGTAATTATATTTTCTCTATCATAGAAACGATTAGACCTATTATGCTTGACAATAAACCTAAATTTCAAGCAATGCCACGACAACCAGAAGGTATGCAGTTTGCAAATGACGTTAACCAGGCGTTGCTGTATGAGTGGGATAGAGAGGAAATGAAAAAGAAAGTTTCAAGGGAGTTAGTTAACACTTTAGTTTTAGGTAACGCTGTTTTCTTTATCCCGTGGGATAAAGAGGATAAACAAATTAAAGCAATTCCTGTTAGTCCTTTTAATATCTTTCCAGACCCACTTGCTACTTCTTTAGATGATGCAGAATATATAATTTATGCATCATATAAGAATGTTGAAAGACTTAAACGTAAGTTTCCTGATAAGAAAGATGATTTGTATGGTGGAGACATTAACTACAGCGAGTTGGTTTTGGATAAAGACATAAACGCTAGAGTTGACGACCAAGTTCTTGTGTTAGAGGTATGGACTACACCTTTTGTTATTCCAGAAGAAATAGAAGATAACAAAGAAAAAGAAAAGAAAAAAGATAAGTACGAAAGTGGTAGAGTTATAACTATTTGTCCAGAGTTAAGTATTGTCCTTGATGATAAGCCAAATCCTTATAAAGATAAAAAGTTTCCTTTTGAAATTATAAAGGATTACGAAGTTCCTGGTAAGTTTTGGGGTGAAGGTGAAGTTGCACAACTCCTCTCCCCTCAAAAACACATGAATGATATGAATAACGCCATCATTGATAATGCTAAGACTACTGCAAATATGCCTTGGATAGTTGATAAGAATGCAGGTATTGGTGAGGGTAAAATTACTGCACGACCTGGGCTTATAGTGAGAAAGAATCCTGGTTCAGAAATAAGAAGAGAACATCCACCTAATATGCCACACTATGTAACTCAAGCTTTAGAAACTTACAAATCAGATATTCAACAAGTAAGCGGTGTTTATGATACTTTAAAAGGAGATTCCGCTACAGGCGTTTATACCGCACAAGGTATTTTGGCACTTCAAGAAGCAGGTCAAAGTAGAATTAGGTTAAAAGTTGATTTATTGGAGTTTTCGCTATCACGTATAGGTAATATGTGGTTTAGTAGAATGAAACAGTTTTGGAAAGATGGTAGATGGCTTGCTATTACTAAACCTGAAGGCGATTATGACTTTAAGATGTTTACCGATAAATCATTGGAGTATGACTACGATATTAGAATTACCGCAGGCTCAACTCTTCCAGTTAATAGAGGAGCGATGTTGGACTTAATGATTAGACTAGCTCAAACACAAATGCCAGATGGTCAAGCTCTTGTTGATAGGCAAGCTGTTGTGGAGTATCTTCCAGAGGAGATTAAAGCTCCTCTTATGAAGCGTATGAGAGATGAAAATCAAACCTTAGTTGAAATACAGGAAGGCTTAAATCAACTAGCAGAACATTTAGAAGAAGTACAAACTGTTTCTAATGAGCATGACGAACAACAATTTACAGCTTTAGAGGAAATTACATCTACTATTGAAGGTTTAAATGACCAAATTTTAC